ACTTGAGTCAGAATTAGAAGAATATTCAAATTATATTGATGTTTATAATATAATTCCAAGTGGTACCTATTACGACACTGTCGAATTTGAGGTAATTGATAGTCCTGTTGACGGTAATAGGTATGCGGTTGGTAACGAAAAAGAAATGCAAGATAGTGCATACGATTATGTTGATAATCTAATTGATGATATTGGATATGAAGGATTTAATAGTGGATTTGCCAAAGGTTTCATAGACACTGATGCGGTTGTTGATTATGCTGAAGATTTATACAATAACGATGTTAGTGATAGTCCCGAATCTTATTTTGATGAAGACCAAAGGATGTTGTCTAACGCTCAAGAAGAGAACATTGAAATTTTAAGAAGAAGAATTAGTAATATTGAAACTCAAGTAACCTACTTAGAGGGACTTATGGATGGTGAGAATGACGACCAACTCCAAGATAAAATTGACGAGTTAAATAACGCTTCAACTGAATATGAATCAGAAATTGAAGAAATAGAAGAAAACCCTGATGGTGATTTTCCTGATGAATTAATTGAAGAAAAGGTCGATTCGTTATTAAGTGATGTTAGATACGACCCAGAATCTTTTATATCTGAATTTGGATTAGAATGGAATAATTTTATTGATAAAGATGAATTCATACAAGGAGTAATTGATGCTGATGGATATGGTCACACAATCAATAGTTATGATGGTAGCGCTGATGAAGTATATGTGAATGATGAGTTATTTTATGTAATGAGAATTGATTAATTGTTTCATTAACTATATAATTGATATATGGGTAGAAAGAAAAAAATATCGTTTAAACTAAATCCTGAATGGATGTTCAAGGAACCTTTGGATTTTGAGTACAACAAATATACATTGTTGGATTATTTACAAAAATGTGAAAAAGGTTTTGATAAGATGGAAGTATATCCTGACTTTGTTGAACTATCTCTTCATTTGGCTAATCTACAATCGATAGTAAAAGAAAATACATTACTTTTAACAAATAAGAAATTTGAATCTTGTGACGACGAAATCTTGGTTAAAGAATTAATTGCAAAAAAACCAAGAGAATTATCTAAAGAGGAGGAAAACGAACTAAGTGAGACTATTAAGTTCTCAGGTAGTAAGTTATTTGATGCATTCAATATGGCTAAAGCTATATGGAATATTGCCTATGATAGTGTTGATGTACAAATAAAGAAAAATAAAGCTGGATTAGTTTCAGGTTCAGGTTACATCTTCTACTATCAAAAAGATACCGAATCACTATTTGTGTGGGAGTATCAAATTAAAAAACCAAAAACCGATAATCAAAATAATAAAACTTATATTAATTTGATATACAACGGACCAGTTGACGAACTTACAATGACAAACATTATAGATACGTTCTCAACTTGGAATACAACCGATTTCTATCACAACCTACCAATCTTTGAGATGAAATGTTCTCAGAAATTACCTATGGAACAAACTATTATACCAATTATGAAAAGAAAAGTCATGGCGTATGTTTTCCAAGTGGTAAATTTTGAAAAGATTAATAATAACTTTGACTCTGAATTATAAGTTTCTTATAATTGTTTCATGGGATTCAATAAAAGATGGGTCAAACTCGATAGATGTATCAACGCTCTTAAAGAGGGTAACCTAAAACAATATTACGGTAAAAGTGACATGCTTTATTTCGAAGACGAACTTAGTCCGCTAATCTATGATTTACACTGTAAAGGTAAATCTGATGAAGAAATCCTTATAATAATCAACCAAAATTTAAACACGGAGGAAACAACCAATGAAGTGCATCAAAACAATTAAGAAAACCAACTCAAGAGAGATTGGAGAAGTTATCAGAATCGAAGAAAACGAGGCTGAAAATAAAGTAAAAACGGGTTATTGGGCATATTGTCCAAAAAGTGAGTGGAAATCTCTTACAAGAAGAGTTAAACCTGTTTCAAAAAAAGAAACTGAAGAAGTTTTAGAAGATAGACCATCAACTAAGAGAGGTAAGAAAAGTAATGAGAAATAACACATTTTTTGTATTAATGGGTTTAATGATGGTAGCGTTTGTTACATTGGTATTTTTGTTTACCGACAAACCATCTGTGAATAGAAGAATGGACCGCGATAGAGTTAAGTATCTCAGAGATAGTCTTGAGATGGAGTACTATAAAAAACAGTTGGAGTCGTACCCATACGACCACAGCGAAATAAAAGACACCACAGTAATAAAGTAACAATGGTAAACGAAATGGTAAATCACCCCAACCATTATGGTGGGGAAAACAATCCATACGAAGTAATAAAAGTATGTGAAGCTTGGGGACTTGATAAAGACGCCTACATCTTCAACGTAGTTAAGTATGTTGCAAGAGCGGGGAAGAAAGACCAAGCAAAAGAATTAGAAGACCTTAAGAAGGCGGCTTTCTATTTGGACCGTAAGATTAAAAATTTAGAGTTATGATTTATTGGTTAACAGGACAACCTGGTGCTGGTAAGACTACCATTGCCAAAGAATTATGTAAACTTGGAGGAATGGTCACACCATCTCCATGGTTTAATGTTGACGGAGATGATATCAGAAACATCTTCGATAATAAAGATTACTCCGAACAAGGTAGAAGAAAGAATATAGAACTTGCGCAACAACTATCTCAATACCTTCACAGTAAGGATAATAATGTTGTAGTGTCATTAGTATCACCATATAAAGACCAACGAGAAGCATTCAAAGAAAAGATGGGAGATGACTTAGTTGAGGTTTATGTACATACAAGTGAGACAAGAGGTAGAGAAAACTTCTTTGTAGAAAACTACGAACCACCGACAGAAGATTTTATTAACATCTGTACGGATAATGTAAAAGTGGAAATCTGTGTTGACACAATAATAGCACACTCATTTTAATATGGAAAAAATACACATAGAGGGAGACCCTAAATTAAAGAATAATCCTGGTAAACAGTTCTCAATGTTTATCGGAAGATGGCAACCATGGCACGATGGACACAGGTGGTTGATTGACCAACGACTTGAACAAGGTAAGAATGTTCTAATTTGTATTAGAGACATTGAACCTAACGAACAGAATCCATTTACCGCACAAGAGGTACATGATAATATCACTATTAAATTGTTTAACTTAATCCATGAGGGAAGAGTTATTGTAATGGTAATACCTGATGTTGAATCGGTAAACTTCGGAAGAGGAGTTGGATATGATATCATAGAACATTTACCACCACAAGAGGTAAGTGATATCTCAGCCACTAAAATAAGAGAACAATTAAAACAAGAAGGTAAATTATAATGTTAGAAACAAATAGAATCATTCAAGGAGACTGTATTATTGAAATGGGGAAACTCCCTGAGTCTACTGTTGACTTGGTGGTTACTTCTCCACCGTACAATGTGGGTATCGATTATGATAGTCATGACGATAGAATGACAATGGAAGACTATTGGAAGTTTACTGAACAATGGTTATCCAAGGCATATCGTCTATTAAAGGATGACGGTAGGATTGCGGTTAACATTCCTTATGAAGTTAACGTTCAAGACAGAGGTGGTAGAATTCTATTTATGTCTGAGTTTTGGTCCATAATGAAAAAAGTCGGATTCCAATTCTACGGACTTGTAGACCTTGACGAGAACTCACCACACAGAAGTAAGACTACAGCATGGGGTTCATGGATGTCACCAAGTAGTCCTTACATATACAACCCTAAGGAGTGTGTTATATTAGCCTACAAGAAAGACCGAATCAAAAAAGTTAAAGGTGAACCACAATGGAAGGGAGAGTTGGTTGATTTAGAACAAGAAGACGGTACTATCAAACAGAAAATGATGTATCAGGAAGAAGATAAGAAAGAGTTCATGAGTTTGGTTTACGGACAGTGGGAGTACTTTGCAGATACAAGACAACAAACTAAAGCAACTTTCTCAATGGACATCCCAATGAAAGCAATTAAGATATTAACATATAGAAACGATGTGGTACTCGACCCGTTCGCTGGTAGTGGTACAAGTTTATGTGCCGCTGAGATAAGTGGAAGGAGATGGTTAGGGATAGAATTGAGTGAAAACTATACTAATGTTGCAAAAGAAAGAGTTCAGCACTTTGTAGATAAGAATCGACAAATTGAATTAGATTTATAATAAAAGGGTCATATGACCCTTTTTTTTGTTTCTACGAATATTTATTAAGAAAACTATAAATGGCTCAATTCGTAATCACCGAAGACCAATTAATATTAATCAAACAAAACCTTGTTGCTGAGAAAAAACAGAACAAAGGTAAAGTGATTAATGAAGCTTGGTATAATAACGTGATGGATATTGTTGGTATCGTTGACCCAACACCAATCACAGACACAATTAACGCAATTTCTTACTTTTCACAAGGAGACACACTATTTGGTGTTTTAAGTTTAGTTGCTGCAGTACCATTCTTTGTTGGAGATGCGGTGGCAAAACCTGTAATGGGTGCAATGAAAATTGGTTCAGCTGCGACAAAAGAATTAGATGTTGCGTTAAAACTTGCGAAGACAAATCCAAAGGCAGCTGCAGAAGCGATAAGTAGATTAGCTAAAGACCCAGGACCTGTTGGTAAATTCTTACAGAGCGCAGGAGGTTCAAGTGGATGGGCAAACAAGGTTAATGATTTTTTAAAAGAAATTCCTGTAGGGCCATTCAAAGGTATGAAGAACACTATTATGGATTACTTCACCTTATTAGGTAGAGCGGGGACTAAAAGTAAAGGTGTTAGTGGTTTGGCGAAATCACTTGAGGCGGATTTAAAAATGGGTAAAGCGGGTGTTAAAGATATTCAAGCATTAAAAGATTTAATTAAGACTGAGAAAGTTTTTGACGTTGCAGCATTAAGTAAGCCAGGTTTCTTAAGTCAAACATTCTTTGGAGGAATTCCAAGAATATTTAGAAGTCCTGAAGGTAGAAGATTAAAAATTATGATGCAACAAACTAAATGGTGGTTAGGTTTCTTAGATTACATTGGTATTGGAAACTGGGTTGGAGCCGAGGAAGTTGTTAAAAGATTAGGAGGAGAACAAGCGATGAATCAGGCGATGGAGAATTACCAAAAAACACCTGAGGCTCAACAATATTACAAAGAATCGTTTAAAGGTGAGGAGTCAATGGACCCAATATCATCAACAGCTGATAGTGTAAAACAAAGTATGTCGAGTGACAATGTTGCTGGTGACCCATTAGCAAAATTCTTCAGAGGGTTATTCACAGGACAACTTAACCCAATCCCTGGAATGTAAATTAATATAAAACAAATATAATGGCAAAGAAAATAATTAGACTAACGGAAACCGATTTAACTAATATTGTTAAACGAGTTATCAAGGAACAAAATCAAATGAGTGGACAAGATGTTTTCGAACTTCAAACAGCACTTAACGATTATTTTGAAATGAAAAATGTGAAGGTTAATGGAAAACTATACCAAATACCTGTTGACTCTAAATGGGGTCCAGGTACAATTAACGCACTTAAGATGTTCCAAAAAGCAGAGAAAGTCAATCCTGATGGAATTGCTGGGCCAGACACTTACAAAGCATTACATAAATTAGGATTAAACCAAGATATATTTGATAAGGTAATCAGTTGGTTCACAAAATAAAATCAATGAGAAGAATAATATCGGAAACAGGAATTAGAAATATCAACGCTTTAAAGAATAGATATCAAAAGGCGGAGATTTATTTTCACCAAGATTTAGATGGAGTAACAACCGCAATTGCAATGAAGAAATACCTTGAAGATAATGGTATTGATGTTGTAGGGGCTCACATTATTCAATATGGTGATAAAGAGTTTTCCGTTAAGAAGAACGATGCTGAAGGTGATGTGATGCCAGTCCTTGTTGACTTTGCTCACGGTAAACCAATGTTCGTGATTCATACTGACCACCACGACAAACAAGTTGGAGTTGAGAAAGGAACATCAAAACAATTTAGAGGGGCTCGTTCAAACGTAGAAACAATATCTCAAGTAGTCTCACCAAAAGATTTATTCCCATCATCTGATATATTATTAATTAATACTGTAGACTCCGCAGACTATGCGAAACATGACATTACACCACAAGAGGTTGTTAATTACATTTATAGAGTCGACAAAGATAACTCACTTCAAAAGAATAAAATGTTATTGGGGTTAGTTATTAATAAATTACTTTTGGCGTTTAAAAACAAACCTGGATTTTTAGAAGGGTTAGTTATGGATTCTGAACCATCATTAATGTCTATACTTAATAACATTAAAACTTGGATGACAAGAACAAACGCTGCCAAACCTGAAGATTTACAACAGAATGCACAAGATTATGCAGACAAAATGAAGGGGTACCCAACGGTATCTGACAATATTATTTTCCAATATGGTGGGGGTAGTATGTTTAAACCTGGGTCTTACGACAGATATACACCATTCAGAAATAATCCTGAAGCAGACTTTCTCATCATGGCGTGGCCGATGGGACTTGTTCAAGCTTCTTGTAATCCATTTAAAAAAGAAAGAGAACTTAAAGGTGTTAATCTTGGGGAAATAGCTCAAGAGGTTATCGGTAAGTGGAAAGACCAATTAAAGGAGAGAAAAATACCACTATCAACTATGAAGTGGGTTAGTGAAACAAGTGCAGGACCCGAGAGTGTTGGATTTACATTCAAAGACTTCGACGCACTTTATGGTGGTAAATTTATGTTTATGGATGGTGGTGAAGAAATCTTAGCCAAAATCGAGAACATGATGGAGAAACCATTTAAAGATTTAACTGAAGAAGAAATTTCTTTAATGGATAAAATCGGTATCAATGCTTGGGACCTTATCCAATCTAACTCAGGTGGACACAAATGTATTACTAATATCTCAGGACTTAATTATTTAGGTAGAGGTAAGAGACCACCACAAGGACAGTATAGATATGATTCTGAAAAAGATGATTCACCATCCGTTAAGTTCACAAAGATGATTGCAAACGAATTCCAAAAAGTGTTAAAAGAAAAAATTGAGGAATCTAAAAATTCAACCGAGGATTAAGAAAGGTCATAGGTAATACTATCACCAGCTTCGATATTAAGGATTTCACAAGAACCACCCTCAATTTCTAGTACGATATTACCATTCCCACAATAGGAAGGACAATCAAACTCATCATTACATGGAGGACAATTGTGATGTATATTAACAATCACATTGTTCTTTATGATAATAATATCTAAAGGTATTAAACAATTTTTCATCCAAAAACATTGTTTCTCACCACCCATTAAAAACAACAACCCATCGAATGTGTTGTCAAATGTCTTACCCATCATACCTACCGATTGGGATTCTCTATCAATTAATGTTTTGACTTTAAAGATATTTTGATTAATTTTGACCTTCATACTTAATAAATACTATGAAAAAGATTAAATCAATATTGAAAGAGATTTGGTTAGGGTTTAAATTTTCCGAAGAAAATAGACATAAATCTCAATGGGGGAAGTTTTAAACTTCATACTTAAAGAATATTATGGATAAAGTAAAAAATAGTTATATGATATATGGATTATAAAATTTTTGTTATTTCATTAAAAAGAAGACAGGATAGGAGGGAAAAAATTTCGGAATTATTCGAAAAAAACAATCTAAAGTTTTCTTTTTATGACGCAATTGATGGACGTGATTTAATTGTTACGGATGAGATTGAAGAATTATTTTTAAATAATGAGTTTGAAGAGTGGGGTATAATAAAAGAATGTATCTATGGTAATACCTTAACTCATCTAAAGCTATTGAAAGAATGTTCTGAGCAGAATTTACCGTATTTTATTTTTGAGGATGATGTTAAAATAAAGAAAGATATTAATTTTACGTTTGAGAGTATTGTTGAAAAAAAATTAGATGTTTTTTGGTTAATAGATTTAGAACCTTCGTCGTTAGCATACGTTGTTTGGCCTGAGGGTGCTAAAAAAATACATGATTGGGTAATGAATGTTGGAAAGGCGGATAAAGGAATGGATTGGAAATTATTAGAAATAAAAAACACTAATATCCTAAATTCTGATAAGATATGGGACGAATACTTTTATCAAGTACCTGGAGAAGATTCAGATATTGCCCCCAACGGTTATAATTTAATTCAAAATAAAATTTGATTTTTTAAAAATATTTTTTATCTTTGTAAAACATTTGGGGAATAAGGATATATTTATATAACTCGACCGAAAGGTCAACACCCCCAAAACTCACAATAAAAAAAGATTTGACAGAATGAGAATTCTTTCCTATCTTTGTGAAACAAATCCCATGAGTGTGGAGTTTGAGAAAACTTCTTAATCTTGTGGGATTTTTTATCAGACGTTCTTTAAAATAAAATATACCGTGGGATAGAGCAGTGGTAGCTCGGAAGGCTCATAACCTTTAGGTCGGTGGTTCGAATCCATCTCCCGCAACAACGTGAATTAAATTTCACAAAAAAAAGTTTTACAAACTATTTGATTAATTGAAAAGTTCTTCATATCTTTGTAAAACAATTGAGAAAGGTTGACCATAGGTTCGTAAAATCGAGGTTCCCTACTCAATAAAAACTCTCAGGTAAAACTGATTGTTTCTTTGACAAACAGACGAATTAGCCCGTCCTATTTAGAGTAGGGGGTCAACAAGATAGTCAGGTGATACTATCAAGGAAGAATGAATTCGTTAAAATCATCAGTCAAAAAAAAGTTTCATAAAAATTTGATAGTCTCAAAACTTTCATCTACCTTTGTGAAACAAATGAAGGAGAGGGTTGAAATCCTACTTCGGTAAGGTCAACTACTCCTTCATTAATTTTGAATACGTTCTTTGAATATAAAGTATTTTCTTGAAATATGTTGATGATGAGACCCTCGGGTTGATTCTGAGATAGAGATAAAGAAATTGGGCGGTCTATAGTCCATAAAATAAACCATGAAAGTGGTATAAAGTGATTCACTCTCGATTAGGGTGGGTTGCGGTTTCCGAAAGGGAACTCGAGTAGACAGGCAGGACATCATTGAGTCTTGAGTACCGAGGGTGACACTATAGGGAAAGTGATTTGATGACCGAGCGATGTGGGTCGTTTGGTTGAGGTGGGAACACCAACAAGAGTAACCTGTAGAACTGTTGTGAGAAGTATGGTCATCCAACTATACAATTGCGGAGTTCAATATTAAAGTTGACTTAAAACCGAAAGGTAAGAGTTCGTACAGGTGGTGCTGTTGTTCTCCTTACTTCTCATCTACCAAGGTAGAAGTTATGTAGTTGACTTGAAATATGGAGGTCGGGAGACTTCAAAGTGTAGTTCAGTATCGTCTCGTTCAAAAGATGGGATGGCTGGTTGACGGACCGCTACATTTATCATCCACTATCAACCCCTATTGTTAAAATATGGATTCTAACAAATCAATTAAGAAACAAAGGAAAAGTGTTCGTCAGTCGTGATAGACAGGTCACTACTTAGTCATGAGTTGTTCATGGCCGTAACGGGTCCCAAGCCCAATACGATTGTTTTAAAAGTTCTCTAGTCCCGCAAGGATTAATTGGGGTGGCAACCTCGAAGAGTGATGATTAGAAACAGAGTATATTACGACTCAAGGATTGGTTAATCTAATTGACCGTGACTGAGAGGTACTTCTCAAAAGGAAGTGGAAATCGGAGGAAATAAATAATCTCCTGTAAAGTCTCTCATTGAAAGGTGTATTCTCAACCTGAATGCCACTAACCCTGACGTTTCTACGTCGGGGTTTTTTATTTGGCCAAGTCCCGAAAAAGTCGTATCTTTGTATCCTAAAACGATATTATATGTTTGATAAATTAATTGATTTTCTATTAAATCTAAAAGACGAATTAATTCCTGTTCGAATTATCAATGAATGGGAAGGAGGAATCCAAATGAGAGGTGGTAAATTTTTAAGAAATGTTGAGCCAGGGATTAGATTTAAAGTCCCATTCATTGACCACATATGGGTTGCGTATACTGTGGCACAAACAGTAGACCTGTTACCTCAAACACTAACTACCAAAGATGGTAAGAGTATTGTTTTAAAAGGTATTATACGTTATAAGGTTATTGACTGTAAGAAATACCTAATGACTGTAAACAGTGCGAAAGACGTGTTAGTAGATACTGTCCAAGGAGTTATCCGAGAGATTATTGAGGACTATACTTGGGGTAGTGACATCGAGTTAAACGATTTGATTACTGAGAAATCAGCATCTGTCGTTGATGTGTGGGGGATTAAAGTTGAATCTGTTACATTAACTGACTTCGGAATTATCAGAACCTATCGACTTATGTCTGATTTAAAATTATAATTACAACATGACTGTAATACAAACACTTACTTAATAACCCTCGATTAGAAAAATATAAGAACTAATTTTTTTATTCGAGATAATTCACTATCTTTGTGAAACAAAACGATAAACTATGAACATGGCATCCCACAACATCAAGATTCAACACGAGAAATTTGGTATTCTTTTGAACGAGACATTCGTAAATGGAACTCAGTTCAAACTTTTCTTGAAAATGGTTCAGGGTTGTATTGAACTCAAAAACGATTTGACCTTCTTCAACGGGACTGATTTCTTTATTCACGTTCCACACAAACATTTGGTTGAATCTATTATCACCACATGTGTTGATAATTATACTTTGGCAGAACACTTGATTAATAAAACTAAAATGGAAGCGGAGGTAACAAAATGAGTAGATTATTTGACAATCTTTTGAGAGCGGCAGGAGTTGGTGCTATCTTGTACGGAGCATACAAACTTGGTGAGAAAAACGCTTTGAGTAAATTGGAGGATGAAGGTAAAATAGAAAAAGACCTGAATAAGCCTAAAACTGAAATTGATATTGTTTACGATATGATTCAGGAATTGAAAAAAAAAGTCGGTAAAACTCGAAAAGACAGAGACAATCTTGAACTTTTGGAGATTAAACACAAACAACTAAAAAATAAGTTATGATAACTATCGAGGACGTTAAACGGTTCGCAAAGGAGCATCCAATAGGTAATGGGGGTAAAGCGACCTTAATAGAAAACAAGGCAGTCAAAATATCAATTGTGGGAGGAGCTTCAGGTTTGTACGGTGATTTCGAAAAAGATTTTGAAGTTGCAATTATGGACCAAGTAAATAGTGATTTCATTACCAAGTTCTTTATACCTGAAGCTACCGATGATGTTGTTGGTTATATGAGTGGCCCTGATTTGGAGAAGGTTATCAATTCAATTATAAAGGATAATGATTTCCAAGTTAGATAAAACTTGGTGGTGGATGGCTTACAAACCAGTGTGGCCCCAAAATTAAGAGGACTTCGGTCCTCTTTTTTTATAACTCATTTTCAAACCAAAGGTTAAATCCGCAGTTTTCGTATACTTTTTTGTTAAGTACTTCTTTTATTTCGTCGATAAATGTATCGAAGTCACCCCAATCTCCCATGTCAACATCTTGCCAAGCCTCTTGGATTGTTTTCCATTCGTCTTGACCATTTTTATCAACTGTTGCAATACGACTATCACCCCAACTCCAAGTAATCATTGCTGCGTCATTACTCTCATCAAAGTCAATTCTTGATTCGTGGATGATAAGGTGAGCGTAAGCACCTGTTGCATTCACCTCATCCAAATTTACAAAGATTCCTTTATCCCCATCTGACAATGACTGTAAAGCTTTTGAAACGAAATCATCCGCTTTTTCAACGCCGACCTCATCAACTAAATCTTGAAACAAATCATCCAAATCATAATCGGTTATCTTTGCATAGGTTGGAACTGAAGGATTAGGATACCCAACTTTTTGTAATACTTTCAAAAATGTGTTTAAATGACTCATTATTTGTATAGATATCTTAAGTCGGTGTTTTTATAGGATACTATTTGCATCTTTAAATCGAATTCCAATTTAGGTTCATCACTATAAAACGTACAGTACATCTCGTTTATTTTTATATCCAATGGAGCGTAATCTTCATCGATTGATAGAACAATGAAATTATCTCTCAAACTATCGAAAGTAAATTCAGAAAGTGCTGGTACCGGTTCTCCGACTTTCAATTCACACGCATCGTTTATGTTTTTGTTCCAAGACGCTATAAAAAAACTCTGATAGTCAACTTTATCTATTGATTCAATTTCACCACTGCCTTCACAATCTCCACATTCCACCGTTCCTCTGTCACAATATCCACAATCTGTTTCTCCATCACCACCACAATCTTTACAAGTAATACTTCCTGAACCATTACATTCTTCACAATCTTCCCATTCTCCGTCACCCATTTGTCTTCCGTCTCCATCACATTCTGGACACTCAAGTTCACCTGACCCCTCACAGGTTTCACAATTTATTTTTTCATTCCCTCCACAATAC